CCTATTTGATTTTTTTGCGGGGTAAATGCCAATTACGCTTAAGTTGTTGGCATTGATTCCCCAAAATAGAATACAGCGGCTCTATCATATGCGTGTGCGGCATCAACAGGATTCGAGAAATATCCGAGAAATTTGAAACGCCCATTCGGCTGAATGAACGCCATGAATTTCCCTTTGTGCTTATCAAAGCAAACGCCCTTATACTCCGTTGTATTTGAGCGTGGCTTTGCCGAATTCTGCGTATTGCAGTGCTGTGTTGTGATGCGCAGATTGCTTCTGCGGTTATCATCAGGATGTCCGTTGATATGGTCAACTACTCCGTTAGGGAATCCCATCAGCAAGCGATGCAACTTGATTGAGCCGTGGTCTTTGTTATTTGCAAGCGCATAGCCCTCTTTTGTAACAGACCAGTTATAACGAGAGACAATGGAAAAGTCGTCCGTATCAAAAATGAACGAACGACCGCTTTTCACTGTACACTTCATATAATCATCGACTGCTTCATATTGGGCAGCACAATGACCGCAGGTTTTGGTATGACCGCTTCTCAGATATGAACCTCTGACCTCAGCTACATTTCCGCAGTCACATTTGCAAAGCCATACTGTATCCCGCCCTTTGTACATACCGCAGGGCGATAATACTGTAAGACTGTTGCATTTAGCTCCTGTCATATCAATCTTCGTTATCATCACCGCCTTTATCATACGCAGCCCCCGCCATATTCAGCGGAGTCATGCTTCCGTTAACCATAAAGGTATTGCCGCCTTCCTCATCCGGGATAACATTCATATCCTCAAGCGTTCTCACATCATTCGGGCAAAGGAAGCCGTTCTGGATTCCAATGCTGTAGCCCTGCATACGGCTTGCGTAATCGCCGCGCAGCAGCCCTTCCACGTTGAATTTGATGAAGTAGCGTCCCTTTTCCGAATCCGAAAGCAGAGCCTTCTGCAAGCCCTGTTCCCAGCGTACCAGCCACGGATCAAGGGTGTATTTTACGAATTCGAGCGACAGATGCTCGATGTTGCTGAACGTAGCATGGTCGAGGTCGCCGATCATATGCAGCGGCACACGGTAAAGCCTTGCGATTTCCTCGATCTGAAATTTACGGGTTTCAAGGAACTGCGCCTCATTATTCGGAATGGAGATGGGCGTGTATTTCATGCCCTCCTCCAAGATTGCAGTTTTATGCGCATTGCTGCTGCCGTAAGCCCGCTGCCAAGCCTCACGCACACGCTCCGGATTCTTGATCACACCCGGATGCTCCAGCACCGCAGAAGGTGCAGCGCCGTTTGCGAAGAAGGACGAGCCGTACTCATCACAAGCGACCGCAAGACCGAGCGCATTTTTCGCCATTGCAATTGGGCTGTATCCGACCAGACCGTCAAAGCCCAAGCCGGGAATATGCAGCACCTGTTCCATTGGCAGAATGATCTCGCCCTGCTGCTTGAAATTCGGGTTGTGCTCGTCATATCGGCTGTAACGGTAAATGAGCCTGCCGCGATCGTCACGGTCAACACGCACCTTATCCGGCATCAGCGGATACAATCCGATGACATCACCTCTGCCGTTTCGGATGATCTGCGCATAGGCATTGCCGTAGATCAGCAGATGCGCCATCAGCGTTTCCCGGAACACGAACGATGTCATTTCCGGATTGGGCTGATCGTGCAGCAAAAAATATAGTGGGTGCTTCGGCACTCTCTCTTTTCCGCTGTCTGTGTATTGATAAACGTGCAAGGGGAGCTGTGCGATTGCCTCCGACAGAACTCTCACGCAGGCATAAACTGCGATGATCTGCATTGCCGTGCGGTCGTTGACACGCTTGCCTGCCTGTGTCCGTCCGAAGAAATAACTGTAGGACGGGCTGCCGTAGCTGTCTTTAGGCTTGTCCCTCGACCGGAACAGTCCGCTAAAAATGCCCATGTGCATCACTCCTCTCGTTGACTTTGGGTATGGGCTGTGATATAATCATTACATTAACTCTCCATAGTTGGGGAGTGACATATGGCTATAAATCTGATATAATCGAGGTACAGGAGTTATGACAAAGAAAAACGACTTTGCATACAGGCTAAAGCAGCTACGACTTGAAAGAAAATATACGCAAGAAGATTTAGCTGCTATAGTAAAGGTTTCAACGAAGACAATAGGAAATTATGAGCAAAGAATTAGTGAACCACAAGCTGTGTTATTATTAGCTTTGGCTCAAGCTTTAGATGTAACTCCTGAATATCTTTTATTAGGAGAAAATCATATGAAAACCTACACCTGCGCAATCATAGCTGAACTTGAACAGCTCACCACATTCGATCAAATCAAGCAAATCAAGGACGAGGAATTGAACTCAACAATTGTATCGCATTTAGAATTATCAGATGATCTTGTTGATACAATCCGAAATAAATGGAATGATTCTATTTTCAAAAAAAGTTACTGTACCAGACCTTATGTGCAAGAAGTAATTTTGAAATATTGTCAAAACAGACAGAAATATATCAATGCATTTAGTCTTAATGATGGAATGATTGTGCATTAAAGTACCAACAAATCTCTCTCATCATAAATGCTGTCGCCGGTGTCGTTTCCGCAGCGAATTGCACGGTCAAGCGCCATAATCGTGGCGACCGTTCCGTCGATCTTCTCGGTGGACTTTTCCTTGTCTGGCTTGATGTTGCCCGCCGGATCACGCTTGATGAAAATGTTGTCCATATTCCAGCGCAGTACCGGATGCCCGTTGTGGGCGATCTTCTGTTCCAGTGTCAGCTTCATCAGCTCTTTGGTCGGCGGCGACATATCACGGTAGCCCTGACCGAACTGCACCAGCGTGAAGCCCAGTCCCTCAAGGTTCTGGCTCATCTGCACAGCACCCCAGCGGTCGAAGGCGATCTCCCGGATATTGAACCGGGTACCCAGTTCGTCAATGAAGTTTTCGATGAAGCCGTAATGCACGACATTTCCCTCGGTGGTCATCAGGAAGCCCTGCCGCTGCCAGAGGTCATACGGCACATGGTCGCGGCGTACACGGAGGTCAAGCGTTTCCTCCGGCAGCCAGAAGTACGGGAGAATATAATAATGGTCGTCCTCGTCAGTTGGCGGGAACACCAGCACGAATGCCGTGATGTCCGTGGTCGAGGACAAGTCCAGACCGCCGTAGCATACACGACCTTCGAGGAAGGATTCGTCAAATTCGACCTTGCAGGCGTCCCATTTGTGCATCGGCATCCAGCGGACGGTCTGCTTCACCCATTGATTCAGACGGAGCTGCCGGAAGGCATTTTCTTCGCCGGGATTCTGCTTTGCGGATTCGCAGGCTGCTTCAACCTTGTCCATTCCGATTGTTTCACCGAGGGACGGATTTGCCCTTTTCCATACTTCTGGGGATGTCCAGTCCTCGGATTCATCAGCACCATAAATCACAGGGTAGAACGTCTTATCGATTTTTCTTCCCTCAAGGATATCTTTTGCTTTCTGGTGCTGCTCGTAGCAGATGGAATTGGTGTCCGTGCCTGCCGTTGTAATCAGAAAATACAGCGGCTGCATTCGTGCATCACCGGAGCCTTTTGTCATAACGTCAAAGAGCTTCCGGTTGGGCTGGGTATGCAGCTCATCGAACACGACTCCGTGAATATTGAAGCCGTGCTTGCTGTATGCCTCGGCGGAAAGCACCTGATAGAAGGAGTTGGTCGGCACATACACGATGCGCTTCTGCGACGTCAGAATTTTGACGCGCTTGTTCAGGGCAGGACACATCCGCACCATATCGGCGGCGACATCGAACACGATCGCCGCTTGCTGGCGGTCGGCAGCGCAGCCGTATACCTCGGCACGTTCCTCACCGTCGCCGCACGTCAAAAGCAGGGCGACCGCAGCGGCAAGCTCGGACTTTCCGTTTTTCTTCGGAATCTCGATGTATGCCGTGTTGAATTGCCGGTAGCCGTTGGGCTTGATGACACCGAACAAGTCGCGGATGATGCGCTCCTGCCAGTCAATCAGCTCGAACGGCTTTCCCGCCCATGTGCCTTTGGTATGAGCAAGGCACTCGATGAACCGGACTGCGTAGTCGGCGGCGGCTTTGTCGTAATGGGAATCCTCCGCCATGAACTGCGTCGGTGTATAATCTTTCAGCTTTCGCAAGTGCCTCACCTCCATGAGAAAGGCGGCTGCCTTCCGGTAGCCGCCTTCGTGTTTTTAGTTGTATTCGTGCATCAGGATCGCCAGCGCCATTTCCGCTGCCTCGTTCTGCGGCGGAACATCCAGCCCCCGGTCGTAGTTGTAAACAACCTCGCCGCTGATCTTCAGCGTTGCCTTGCTGATCCTGCCTCCGTCGATCCCGTACTGGCTGCCTGCGTCGTAGGCTTTCACCCAGTAATGAACGACCGTGTACTTGCCGTCGCCCTTCGGAACTCCAATCGTACCTTCGTGCCACATATTCGTTTCCTCCGTTTTTCGTAGTTTTCGGCGGGCTTTCCGCCATTTCGTTGTACCCATATTAACTCTGAATGCGAATAATAGCAAGGAGACCGTCCGAAAAATAAGAAAACTAGGCGTAGAAAATGCCGCTGAAATACTGTCTACATGTGACAAATCGGCGGCGTTAGTG